ACTGAGCTAAGTTGATTTCCTTGTTGTCCTCCAAAGAGTTCAGCATAGTTTTCGACAAGTCCATCCCTAAATTGTAAAAAAAAAGTATGGAACTTAATACAGCATCCATTGGCATTTGTTTCATCTTCTCAGGATCATCTCCTGTATAATCTTCTATTAAATATTTGTCTTGATACTTTTGTTTGATAGGTCTATATAAAACATTCATAGCTCTGTGTATGTTGTCCATATCTCCTATGTACGTATCTAAGTCAATATACTCTCCAAAACTCATATCTTCTAACTTAGGTATAAAGCCATAAGTTTTACCATTTAGTTTAAACTCTTTTACAAGCTGAGGTTTCTCATTAAACATCTCTGTAAGTATAAGTGTTATATCTTTGATGCTTTTAGCTTTCATAGACATTATTGTATCGCCTCTTAGTCCACAAAATATTTCTATTAATTTAATAGCTAAGAAGTTCTCGTCTGTGTTCTCCTCTTGTATCTTTAGATACCTTTGGTATTTGTCTAATGTGATCTCGCTTAGAGTATCAGGAATATAAACCTCTACTTTCATATATATATAACGTAAGAAAAAAAAGTTTTAGAAACTAACTTATTGTGTATTTACCTCTATTGGGATTCTTTAACTGAAAGCTCACAGCGTATCTTACTGCATCTATTAAATGATTAAACTTATCTATAGGTGTGTTAGACTTCCTTTCTAACCAAGAGTAGTTGTTTAGTTCTTTAACAAGATTTATACTATCCTCGCTTATTATCAGATCATAGTCTTGTAAGAGTGATATTCCGTAGGTTACACTACCCTGACCTTTTACACTTGGCTTAACATTACAGCCTTTTGATCTTATCTCGCTTATTAGTCGAGGCTCTGCACTATCAGCTATTATTAAACCACCTTTAGCGTGTTGTTCGTTTAAGCGTGTTATTTGGCTTGTTGTTAGGCTTGGTAAGTAATAACATTCCTTAAGATATATTCGTTTGTTAGAAGTGTCTATATTAGTTTCTATTAAGGTTGTAGGATCGTTAGAGAATCCGTAGTCTTGACCCCATACACTAACACCTACTCTTTTGAACTCTCCTATCTTCCAATTATTAAATATAACACCCTCAGCTTTATCTAACCATCCACCCATTATAGCGTGTTTGTATTTTAGTGGTCTCCTTATTTTTAAATCGTCTATCTGCTTTAAGAATGATTTACTTAGGTTTTCTAAGTTGTCTTGATAGGTAGTGTGTATGTAGGTAGTGTTGTCTTTCTCTGTATTAGTTCCCTCTTGTATTCCTTTATCCTCAAAGAATCTTTGATATATCCAATGCTCTTTAGTTGTAGGGTTGAGGATTAATATAATTCTGTTTTGGTTTTTAGTTTCTCTTATTGTAAGGTCTATCTTATCAAACGTACCCTCGTCTGTTAATTCCTCTGCCTCATCTAATACCCAAGTTGTAACACCTGTAATAGATTTAAGGTTTGCTGTCTGATCTCCTGATGAGGTTTTGATTCCTTTAAATACTATCTTACTTCCTGACTTAAGATTAATGATTTCATCTTTAGTTATGTGGAAGTCATCAAACTTATCTAATAGTTCTATCTTCTCTATAAATTCAGGTATGATTGAAACGTAAGCTGAAGTTAATGTATAACGTGTGAATAGTATTGTGTGGTTTGCTTCGTATGTTAGTAGTACAAGCATTAGGTTTACTGAGAATGATTTACCTGATGCTCTACCTCCTGTGATTATGTAATACCTTGTGTCGTTACCTAACTTTTGGTATTTAGGGTTTATATCTATCACTTAAATCTTATTAAGTCTTTAAAGCTAATGTTAAGACCCTCTGATGAGTTTATGTCTATCTTTTCTTTTGGCTTTCCGTATCTATAGTTAAAGTAGATTTGTATTGCTCGTATGTCGCCTTTAGCTATTAGTTCTCCTAATTTCTTTAATGCTATATCGTTGTCAATTACATTATCTAACTTCTCAACTAACTTAAGCTCATCAGCTTTAGGTTTTCTACCTGCTCCTAATCTTCTACCTCCTCTGTTCTCTAATTTGTACATTTTGAAAAACTTTGATTATTCAAATATATAACGTTACTTTTCTTCTTTTTTGTCAAGCTGTTGTTTTATTAACTCAACACTCATATAGATTTGGCTTACTATATTCTCTAATCTTTTTATTCTTTGTATTTGTGTAAACTTTTTATCTTTCATTCTGTACCTGATATTATTTGATCGTGTGGTAGTCTGTTTCTATTGTATTGGTCTATATACCATTGTTCGTCTCTGTCTCCCTCTATTTCTTTTTGTAGGTGAGCTAAAGCACGCCACGCAATCTTTGCTGAGTGTCTTACTCCATCTATATCGTGTATTCCGTTTTCCATTAGGTGTCTCATAAGTGCATCTAAGTCATCACTACTCTTTTCTCTATCCCAATGTATCTCCTCGTCAGGGTGGTGTTGTTTACTTCCTATGTAGCTTACTCTTGCTACTTCGCATAGTGCATCAGGAAAGTATTTTATTAGTCCTCTATACAAGGGTATCTCTTTTCTCTTTTGTTTGTTCTTTTCCATCTATTTCTTTTAAGGGTAATGTATCTACTATTCTAAGGAGCTTCTTTAAGTCCTTTGATTTTGTGTAATCTACTATGTGGTTTATTAATGCTTTTCTTAATTTTGATTTGTTTCTTAGTCTGAGAAGCGCTATGTCAAAATACTTATCTATTTTAGGATTGTATCTTCTGTGCATCTCAAATGCTTTTAAACTATATATAGCTGTTGCGTGATCGTAATTCTTTCCGTTAGATTCGTAGAAGTCTCTGATCTCTGTAAACTTCATATTACAATGATGTCTCAACATAAAGGTAAGTAAAGACCTCATCTCTACATATTCTCTTTTTCTACTATTTTTAAATACATCTATTCCTGATATATCTATAATGTCCTTTGCTATTTTATTTGCCTCTTTCATAATGTTCCTTTTATGCAGTAACTATCTAAGTCTGCTGCATTAATAAAAAATGTTTCGTAAGTATCAAGAGCATCTAACACTCTTTCTTTGCCTAAGTTATAAAACTCATCGCTAATGTCATAGATGCCAACGTCACAACTATTTTTGTCAACAGCACAAAATTTAAATGTGTCGTAAGGTTTGTTAAACAATTCACAATATATATACACTTGACACATATATCCATACTTTCGTGATGAATATGGAAATGCTTTGAGGTCGCTTGTACTTTTTAAATCTACGATCCTATATGAATCAAGGACATCTGCTTTGCCTCTAAATGGATATTTGTTACCACTTCTTGCTGTTATATAGCCTATTGCAGGAACTTCAAACTCGCAGTCTGTTATTAGTTGTAAAGCGTGTTCGTTTCTTAGAAAGGCATCAGCTAATCTTTCAGCATCTCTTTTCTCTTTCATAGTAAACACTTTACCGTGTTCTTCCTTAGCTAACTTATAAGCCTTAGTGTTTTTAGATTGTACATCTACAAATATTTGTGAGTTGAACACATCTGATTCTAAGATACAGGTATGAAATAACCAACCATCTCTAAGTGCCTGAGATGAGGGCGATCCGTATTCTGTAACGTATTTGTATTTCTTAGGACTATCTAAGAGTAGTTTGATTGATGAGGAGCTTAATGCTGCTTTACCTAAGTAATCATAATAGAACGTATCATCTTTCATTAGTTCTAATATCTCATCGTGTCTAAATGTTTCTCCGTTTAACAGCTCAATAGTATCCATATAAATATAATTATAAAGCCTAAGTAACTAAATGCTAAGGCTCTCATTTTGTTTTCGTAGTTTCTCATTTTCTTGTTCTGCTTTTCTTGCTCTTTCTATAGCTCTGTTTCTTGCAAGTCTATAGTCTGAGATAGCTTCTTTATATAGTCGTATGTTGTTTGTGTTTTCTTGGAAGTAGAATGTTAACCTAACAAGACTCTCAGACATCTTCTCTAAGTTCTTAGTTTTCTTTTTGTCTATTTGTTTTTTAACTATAGAAATAAGAAAGTTTAGATCAGACCAAATCTCTAAATCTTTTAGGTTATCTATCTTTCTATCCACAGTAATTCTTTGTCCAACATTCAAAAGTTTCGTTCCATACCATAGGTTTCCAATTCGGATCAATCTCTGATCTCCATTTAAAAGTACCTGTTACTACACAGTCATCTAAGATTATTAATTCGTCTATAAGTGTTTTCATAATTGTTTTATTTATTGCAATATACAAATTATTTTAATATAAACAAATGTTAATATGTATTTAAGTGAAATATTGTATTTATTTGATTGACTATATCTGATTTATTATAAATCTTATGATTCTTGTGATACACATAAATATAGGGTGCATACTTAGATTTATACTTTTCGTTCTTTGCTTTGTGGTTTTCTTTTGCTTTTAGTTGGTAAGGACTATTCATTAGCTTGTAGCTGATAGGTTTTATTTGTATGCCAAGCAATAAAGTCTTGTTGCTGTACATCTCTGCATCTATGCAATACTCGTGATCTATATTAAATGATGTTTTATATATCTTTACGTTTTTAAACTCTGCTTGTAGTTCTTGGATAATTCCTATCTCGTTTCTAAAGCCATTCCACGTTTGACCTATTACCCTATGCCAAACATATCTTTTAAGATAGATTTCTTTTTGGTCTGATATATCTTTTATCTTTTCGTAGACAAGCTCTAATTGTGTAAAGCCTACTATCTCTTTGTAGTAATCTTCCCAAGCGTTGTGTGTGTAGTCAGATGTTGTTTTGTAGAAGTCTGTTATCAATTCCATACAATTGCCTACATACTCTGTTTTAAAATACTTATTTATAGATTGCTTCTTATTTAGCTTTCTGTAAACAGCAGTAGGAATAGATAATGTATAGTAGTGTTCTTCCATCAAACAAGTTTATTAAGGTCTGCAATCCATCTTTTATATATAGCTCCGTTACAGCTACAAGGAACAAAGAATTTATTAGGATGATAATACTTTGAGTGAAGCTCTGCAACAAGATTTATTTGATCCCTGTTAAGTTCGTGTTGTCTTGGTCTGTTTGTAAACTCTAACCATCTTTCTAAATCTTCTTCTACCATAGCTTTACCTTATCGTCAAGGTCATTTTTTCTGTCGTTACACCCACAGTCATCTTTTCCTAATTTCTTTGCTACCCAAGTAGCCATACGTTTACCATAACCAAATGTTACTACGTTAATGATTTTTTCTAATAATGTTCCTAATCCCATTCTATATTTTGTTTGATTAATGTTTTTACGTTCTTGTATGTATTGTATAACGAGTAATAACTTATGTTTGTTTTCTTAGATAATTCTGCTATGCTCATTCCCTCCGAAACTAAATTAAAGATTTTTTTGTCATACCAATAGACTTTATCAAGCACGTTGTCTAATTGTTTCATCTTGCCCTCTATGTCTTTGTATTGTTTTACTTCTTCCTCCTCTACAAACTTTTCTAAGTATTCTATGTTCACTTTTGTAATCTTCGCTTCTTTGCGACATAAATCTATAAACAACGATCTTAATATTCTGTAGATATAGAAGTGGTTTATCTCATCGCCATAACTTATATCTGTTCCGTTACTAATTAGGGTGTGTGCTTTTAAGTACATCTCTTGTACTATGTCCTCGCATTTGTCTCCCTCACAACCGAAGCTCTTTACGATCCTTACCCAATCATTATGCTTACTTGCTATTTTTTGTAGTGTTGTCAATGGTTAGTTGTTTCTTTGTTCTATACTTTATTAAATTTTTGCCTCCTAATTGAAACCCTACGTTGTTAAGTATTGACTTAAACAATATAGGAGATTCGTGGCTTGTAGGTTTATAGCCTAAACTCATCTCTTTTACCTTAGCAACATACAGTCTTGTGTACATCCAAGCATCAGGAGAACTTATGTACCTATGGCAGATAAGAAAATCATCACACCTGTTTCCGTTTACAGCTCCACCCTCACTATCTCCTATTGTTGGAGGAGGTGTCATACCTCCGTATTCGTGATTAGCTGAATGACGTTTACGCAAGGCTTCGGTCACTGCGTGTGCGCATATCCAAGTAGATATGTTATGTTTTTTACAAAAGATTCGTATGTCAGTCAGTTGTACATAATTGTACTCGTAACCATTTGTGTTTCTTAAATCTTTTTTTAGTGAGTTTATAGGATCAATAAGTAAGCCATCATAATCCCAAGCCTCCTTAACTTTCTCAGCTAAGTCTAAAAGTTGTTTATAGGTGTATTGTCTGTTTATATCTACAAACTTAAAATGATTATATACAAAGTCTTTAGATTCTTCGTAGTCTTTTTCTTCTATTTTGTTTATTGGTTTGCCCTCTATAAATTCTATTAGCTTTTTAATAAGTTGCACAGGATCATTCTCACTTGAAAATACTAACCATTTGACATTGTGTTTGAGTGAGTAAAGCAACATAAGATAAAACGTAAAGTGTGTCTTGCCTACGTTGTTGTGTCCTAATATAAAATTCATATTACCTGCAACAAACCTAAATGAGCTGTCTATCTCTTTGTGTCCTAACTTTAAGGCTTCACGAACTTTACCATTACGGAAGTCGTTTAATTTGTTTATATGATCTGAATAGTTTATAAGCATAAAAAAAGGGGGTCGCTAAACCCCCATATAATTAAAATGGTAAATCATCTTCTCTGTCAGGAGACTGAGCCTCCACTGCAACTTCCTCTACTGCTTCTTGTATTCTCCATCCTTGAATTGAATTAAAGTATTTTGAATCTCCTGCAGGGTTTTTCCACTCTCTACCTTTTAAGTTTATAGAGACATCTACAAAAGCTCCTTGTGTACAAAAATTTGCATCAAGTAATCCTGCTTTGTCTTGAACAAACTCGATTGATATATGTTGAGGGTATTGCTCTGCTGTTTTTATTACAAGCTCTCTTTTTCTAAACTTAGAACTAATGTCTTGTATCTTTCCTATTTTTACTATATTTCCTTTTACTTTCATTTTATTTATTATTAGTTTTTAATATATTTTTTTGGTACTCTATTGTATTTTATACTTTGTATAGATTCTCTGTCGTGTAAATTATCTATGTTTGTTTTGTTTATAATTCGACTCTCTAAATCTATAATTGTATAACCTTGTTTAGCTAACAGTCTAATTGCTTTTAATTGCTCTCTTGCTCTTTCCTGTATTCTAAACGTCTCAAATATTTCGTTGCTTATTGGCATAACTTAACTTATTATCCAATTATAGAAGTGTTTAGCATCCTCTACTACACTTACTCTGTCTGACTGAGGTCTACCTGCATTAAACTCAGCAGAAGCCTTTAAACAAGCTAATTTAGATATTGTTACATCTTTGCTTGTTGTCGCTTGTGGTTGAGTGTAAACTAATTTAGCAGTTCCGTATTGTTTATTTGTAACTTCGTATTCTACTAAGTCGCCTACTTGCTTTTTAAATTGACCTTTGGCTAAGAACTGATAGCTTTGACCATCGTCAAATGTTACTTGAAACTTGTTGAATGTGCCTGAACTATTTGACCATTCTCCTTTTTCTTGAATAAATTTAATTTTTCCTTTCATAATTGTTTATTTGAATTTGTAATTGTTCGATCTTGTTGCTCATAGCTATAACTCTTTGATAGTATAGTTCTATTAACTGATCTTTTGGATTTTCCATAATTATTAATTTTTCATAAAGCTACAAAAAAATAATTAAATAAACTATTGTTAATAAAAAAAAAGAGGCTTACCGAAGTAAACCCCTCTAAAAACAAAGGAAAAATTTAGGAATATTGTTCTATTAAATCTTTTAAGTCTTGGTCTGTAAACTTTTTTATTTGTCTTGACATTGTGATTAATTCATCAGCTGTACCCTCTCCGTAAGTCTTGTCTATGTATTTACCCATTAAGTAATTTTCTCCTGCACCAAAGCAGTTGCATTTTTTACACTGTGTATGTACATTCTGAGGATGAAAACGAGTACTCATAAATCTGCGAGAACAAAAATGACCTGCATCTACTTCTTTCCAATGTTTACGAGTACCACAGGTTACACACTTAACATATCCCTCTTTTGCGTGTCTTGTTCTTATATATATACTAAATACTTTGTCAAGTTTTTTAACTAAACCCTTTCTACTTATTTTTCTTGGCATACTTGTAAGTTACAAAAAAAAAGTATAACTTCGCTTATATAACGTATTATAGTTACGTATTACACTCTTAAACAACATATACGTATTATAGTTACGTATTGTATTACGTATTACGCTATTTCTTAAATAAACTTGTAGCTTTTTCTGTAGTTCTTCCACCAAAGTAAGCTAACACTACTGCCATCATAACTTTTTCAAAAGTATCATTCCAAGTATCGTTTATGTGGAAAGGGATAGATTCTATACTATCTAAGATACCTGCTAAAGAAAATATAATAATACACCATACCAAAACTAAAGGTCTTACGTTTTTACTTAACCAAGAGTCAGACATACTATCTGCTTTCCATCGTGACGTGATAGCTTCTATCTCTTTGTTTTGTTGATCGTATATTAGCTGTTGTAACTTAATCTTATCCTCTTGTGGTGCATCAGCCTTAGTTATTTCTGCAATCGCTTCCTGTGGACTTGTAACACCCTTTAAAACGCTTCCTAATGTAGGGTTTATCATACTCGCTGCACCAAGCAATACTTTACCTACTGTACTATCTTTAAATTTCTTACTCATAATAAAATCTCCATTTAAGTTGAACTATTAATAAATATACATTGACTTCTTCGTATTCGTAATTATCGTCAGCAGGGAAAAAGTTAAAACCTATGTTTAATCCATTAGGTAAAAGAAGTATAACAGAAAAGTCCATTAACAGTTGCTTATGTATTCGTATTCGCTCCTTGCATCAAAACTTGGACAAGCCTTAGGACTAAAATCTCTATGTCCGTATATTTTTGCTTTTGGGTATTGTTCTTTAAGCTCGTGTAAGAAATCTGTCAAAGCATCTTTTTGCTCAGGTGTTCTTGTGTCTTTAGCTTCTTTCATATCTTTAGTCATACCCCCTGCATAACTGATCCCTATACTACAAAAGTTTTGACCTGCACAATGCGCACCTGTTCTCTCTATTGGTCTACCCTCTTGTAAAGTACCATCTAATTTAATGTGAAAATGATAACCTACATCCGACCAATTACGAGGCGCTTCTGTATGCCACTTTCTTATTTCTTCTACATCAACTTCTCTACCCTCAGGTGTAGCTGTACAATGAACAATAATCTTTGTTATTTCTCTCATAATCTAAAATTTAAACCTATGCTTGAGTTATATATTTCTGAATCCCAAAACTTAGTATATTCTCCCTCTACAAAAATACCGATTGTTTTTGACACTTTCCAACCAAAACTAACTCCTGCTTGATAATCTTCCCATTGTTCGTGTTCTGAGTCTTGTCTTAATCCACCTAACCCCCAATTATTTCTGTTCAAATAACTGAAGTCTAAATCTCCCTTGACGTATTTATGATGAGGTAATAAGTATGATCCGTAAGCGTGTAGCCAAAAGTTCTTTTTATAGTGGTAAAAGTCAAATCCTACTACAGGACTTACTACACCAAAAGCGTCTATTTGGTCAAATATCTCGTTGTTATAACGATTCATTAAGTCAGCAAATACACCATCTCTAAACTCTAAATCTGTATTCGCAACTACATTACCATCAGGATCAATCCAATACCAATCTGATATTTCATTACCATTCTCATCTTCTTGTGTGTAATAGATATCGTCATAGCCATAATCAAAACCTAACGTGTACCAATAGTTTATAGGATATCCGTCAGCATTTGTTTCGTTTAACCATATCTCAATCGGATTATATCCATAAGGTCTATCGTGTGATCTGTAGATTGCTCCTGCACTTATACTAAACTTTTTACCTATTGGTAGTTTAGCTCGTATCTCAGCTGAATTGTAGTTAAAATCTACTCTACCTTGTTTTCTACTTTCAAGTTTTACAACGTGATACTTACCACTATGTTTAATAAAGTATCTGTGGTTTTTATATATCTCGTCTCTTGATCTTTCTTTTTCGTAGTGAAACGTGTACTCTAAGCCATTAACAGGCGAATTAGGTGCTGATAGTCCAATATTGTTTTCTGTGCCATCGTAGTAGTGTTTCCCTTTGATCTCGTAGTCAAAACGTGCTAACTTACGGATTCCAAAACCATAACGATAATCAAAGTCGTAATAGTCTGTTCCGTCAACAACTACAGGTGGTGCATATAAATTACCATCAGGGTTTGTTCGTACAAAATAATCTTTAGGGTTTTCTTTAGGATTGTCTATATCTCCTGCTACATAAACTGTGCTGTACTTAAATAACTCTTTATACAGTCTTTTAAATAAATTATCTTTTGCGTTGACGTTCCAACTTACGCATAGAACGAACAAGATTGTCATTAATTTTTTCATTCTTACTCTTTTTTGTTAAACTTATAATCTTAACTATTACTACTCCACCTATTGTAGTGGCTAATAAATCTTTATTGTCAAACTTACCTCCTTTTGTGTAGTCGTATGTTTCTTTAAAAACACCACTTACAAAAGCTAAACCTATGCCTGTAAGTTCAGGTTTGTCTAAATAATAGTCTCCTATTAAATATCCTGATGATCCACTCATACCTCCTGCTACAAAATGTAAGATTTTATCTTCGGCTATTTGCCCATACGATAATCCCACAAACAATAACAGTATGTATTTCATTAAAACTTACTTTCTATAATTTCTTCTATTTCGTTTCCTATTAACTCTATTGAGTTTTCAGGTAGCTTAAGACTAATACCTGACTCTACTCTATATACTTCTTCTCCGTTATAAAACAATATAACAGTTGGAATATACTTTATGTTGAGTTTTTTAAATTGATCTTGTGCTTTAGACATATACAATGTTTTTGTATCGTATCTAAAACTCTTTAAGGATATTTCGTTTGCTTTTACAAACTCTGCACTATATTGAACAACCTCAATGTCCGATTGGGCAAAACTCGCAAAAGTCGCTAAGTACGCAATTATTACACATAATCTCATCTTTGTTTACTAATTTGATATAATCTCTCGTCTATCTTTTGTAGCTGATCTTTGACCTCTTTTACATCTCCACTTAATACATCAGTCTTTTCCTCTACTCTTTGGATAGTGCTTCTAACAAGCTCATCTTTGTATTGGAACTCTACAGGGTTTACACTATTTGTTTTTAGCGCATCTATGTCCTCTGTGTTTGCAGCTACACTTGCTTGTAAGGTAAAGTATATACCAAACAAACTTGCTAAACCAACTACAGCTCCAATAATCTCTTTTAGAGACAAACTAAATTTACTTTCAGGATTCAGCTCTGCCATTACATTTTGTTTTCTTGGTAAGACACTCCCATAAATCCGTGCATACCCTCGCTATCTAAATCAATAGCGTATGACTTCCAACCGTGTGGGTGGTCTACAGTTACATTACCCTCCTCGTCAGTTTCTTCTAAGTCTTTCCAAAGTACGTCAACGTGGTATTTCTCAGACAATACAGGTGCTTTAGTTTCTTCTCCTTTGTCATCGTATTCGCCTTGTTCTAAAACGATCTTACCTAACTTTACGATAGTATGTTTGTGAGAGGGTACATCTTTACCATCTTCATCTTTAACACTCGGTAAAGCGTTTATTTTGCTTAGAGCTTGTTCTTCTGAATTAAATTCGTATTTACTTACTTTTATCATTTTTTTTCTTTTTAGTTGTCCATAATTCTTTGCCTTTCCACTCTACCTCTACAATATATTTATCTTCCTCAGCATAGTGTCTGATCGTATGTGAGTGAGGTGTTGGGATCGCATCTACTTTTTGTAGAGCTTCTTTTCTGTTATTAAATGTATATTTCATTTTAACTTGTTATTTTAGTTAATAATATATCTACTTCTGAATCTGTCATCTCTTTAGTGTTATATACTCTTATATCTCGTATCTTGCCATAGAAAGCACTTGTTGAAGAATATCCTATGTCAAAGTTTATTCTATTTAATGCTCCACTTGCAAAAGTAGAGCCACTTGTATCTACGCCGACTTTTGTTCCATTAACATAGGCACTAAAATTATTTTGTTTATATCTTATTGCGCATTTATTATATGCCAAAGTAGTAACACTTGCCACTATAGCACATTGGTTTACACCACCTGAATTAACGTATAATGTTATTTGATTTGGATTTGCAAGTTGTATAGAAACTGCATTTGATGATGAATTATCCCCTAAAGTTATTAATCTTAAAGTACCATCATTTGCTAATGCTTCAATTTCAGCATATAATATTCCCTCCTCACTTGGTAGAATAGAAGATGTACCTGCACCATTACAGGTTTCTGCTGCTCTTGTTTGTGTGCTTCCGTTTGTTGGTATGTAGCTTGTTGCGTATGTTTGAGATTCAACCTGCGCTCCAAAAATATAAATACCACTTAAGCCATCTCCTTGATAAGGATTTGAGTAAGGGTCGCCTGATGTATATGAATCTGACAACAATTCAAAACCTAATATAATTGAAGCTCCTGATGTTATTTGATAGTTGATTCGATACCATCCGTTAAACATTGATTCTATACTTGCTGAAACACCATTTGTCGCAATCAAAGTTCCGTTAGATAAATTAAATGATGCATAATTTCCTGTTTGTGCATTTTCTCTTAATGCAATTTTATTTCTACCATTTGGTTTAACAAAAACGCTTGA